AAACAATTGATGTCTCTATATTAAGTGATTCTTCTATCTTGGAGAATTTGTTTCCCATACACTATATATCAAATATCAGTTCCCTGTGTGGAACTAAAGTCTTTAAAATCTTGGAAATCTGTAGTTTCATCATTAAATCCAAAGTCATCCCCATAAGGAATTAGTGGATCATCTGATGCATCAATAACATTATCTTCATTATAATCTTGAAGTGCTTTTGGAGTTACTGTGTATCTAACTTCACGTTTTGCATTTAATAAGGCATCAGTTGCATAATCAACTTGAACTTTTTTAATAAGTCCTTGACTATCTTCTGGAATCTCATTAAACAGATATGTTTTTACAGTAAAGTTTAAGGTGTATATAATAACTCTTCTTGTAGTATAGTCACCTTCATAATCATCCCTAAATCCAACTCTATTTAAAACAATAGGAATATCCCTTACTTCATTAATTTCTGGAATTAATCTAACACTTACATTAAATGCTGGTTGGAAGCAAGGAAGAATTTGTTCTATAATTTGAAGTACATCATCCTGAAGTTTTCCTAAAATATTAAGTTCAAACCCAATATTATATGGAACTGGTGAATAGATATTGTTTATTACTTTACCATCAGATGTTTTTGGTGCTTTAAATGTTTGGATGACAGAAGACTTTCTTTGTGGGTCATAGTCTATTGAAGTCATTTCAAATGACATTCTTGGAAGAGTTAATGCAATCTTTCTATCTCCTGCTGGACTTTGTTCAATTCTTGCTAAGAATTTTTGAACAGGTCCATAAGAAAGGGGAACCTGTAATACAGATACTGGATTATTAGTTTCGTCATAATGTCTAACTTGAATGTCATTGAATAAAGTTCCAAAAGCAGTTACTGTTTTGCTTATCGCTTTATGGTAAAAGTATCTTCCAAACATTTTAATTTTTTGTAAAGTTTATTTTTTTAAACTTCACCAAATGGATTGACTTCGGTAAATACTAAAATATCATTAGATTCTTGTTGTATTTCCTCATCTTCATCATATGCTGAAGTTGTTAAATATGTATTGTATTTAGATATAATATAAGTAGCAGTTGATGCAGATCCTACAATTACATCTCCAACAACAAAATCAGTTTCAAATCCATCAACAACAAGTTTTTTAGTTTCAGCATCCCAAGTTTTAACAAAACCTTTTGCTCCAGAAATAGATCCTGTAACTTCTTCGTTGAAAATAAAATTACCTGATGAAACTGTAGATCCTGCTCCAATAGTAATTGTTGGTGCTGTTGTGTATCCATAACCAGCATTTAGAATTCTAATAGTAGAAATTCCTCCATTAGAATTTATAAATGCTTTTGCTATAGCAGTAATTCCATTTCCAACTGGTCCAGAAATAGTTACAGTAGGTTCTAATGCATAACCTTGTCCTGGATATGATAATGTTATTGGACCAATACTTCCTGAAGTTGCTATTCCAACTTTAACTTGTGTATTATATCCTCCTCCCCCATAAAAAGTAACTATTGGTGGTTTGTTTGAATAATATCCAGATCCTGGATTTTCAATATAAACTTGATCCAAACTTTGGGAAGACAATAATTTTCTTTTACTTGTAGTAAACCCAACTAAAGTCCCTTTGATTCCAGTTATTGGAGAAGATACTACCATAGTTGGTGCAGAACTATATCTATATCCTCCATTGATAATATCTACTGTTTGAATTCCTCCAGTAACTATTGAAGTATATGCAGTAGCAGTAATACCAATTCCAGAAACTGTTATTGTTGCATCATATCCAAGAGCTTTGATTGCACTATCAACCTCATTGATACTTGTATTAATTTCTTCATCTTCTAATTCAAATAATTCACATCTTAATTCATACACATAATTTTTTTGAAGTTGATAAAATGGTTTTCTATTTTCAACATATTTAATTTCCATTAAACTATCACTTAATGGAATATAAAGTAAATCTCCTTCATTTGGTCTTAATGCATTTACGCCTTGAATAGTTCTTGTCAATTCTCCAATATAAGTTTCAAAACGTTCTTTTGAAATAATTAATGTCATTTCATCAGTAACTTTGACTCCAAATTTAGACATTAAAACGCTATTTGGATCAAACCCTTCATAGTTGACCAAATATGCTTCTATTGGAAATGCATGTTTAAATTTTGAATATAGAACTTCTTTAATTATTTTTCCTTGAGAAACAATTTCTCTGGGCATATAGTAAACTTCTATGCCATACATTTTTAATTGCTCGTTAATTAAGTCTTGAACGAGACTTTGTTCTCCTGTTGTTCCTTGTATGAAAAATGGATTTAACATATTATCCTATCATATCGAATGGTGCTGTTTCATACTCACTCAACATTCTCAATCTAATTGCTTCTAATTCTTTTACTGCATCATCATAAATTTGTCTTCCATTCAATTCAATACCACCTGGAAGTTTAACACCCTGAAACTTAATTAAATTTTGCCCCCACTGCTTCTTAACTAAAGCAGTAAAATACATTTTTAAGAAAGAATCATTATATACTTTTGTATAATCATTTGGGTCAAGTATTCTATAACACTCCATAATAAGGTAGTTTCCTGCAGTTATAGAATCCCAGCTCATATCAATATAAAGTCTACCTTGCCTTTTATTAAATCTAATTTGTCTTTGTGGATTAACAATCCAATCAATATCTTCAAGATATCTCTTTGTTACATAGTAATTTAAAAGTTCAGTTGAACTAAACCAATAAATATCATTTAAAAATAATTGATAATTAACATTAAATAAATTTGAAGTAATAGTTCTATTATCTAATTTAAATACTCTTTCTACACCAATTACACTATCTGGAACTGGAATGTAATTTGAATTTTCTTCCCAATTAAATGATCCTGTAGGAGAAGTTACAGTAGTAGTTGCTATACCAACATTATATCCACCACCTTTAGATCTTCCTCTTTGAATATCAGCATCAGTAAATTTATACTTGAGAAACATTTTTTCAACGCCATCAAAATGTCTCTCATTAAAATATTGCAAAGCATCATCTAACCTATCATCAAGTTGCTCATCTGCAACGTTGATTTCTAAAACAGGAGCACCAAGTTGCCTTAAAGTGTAATCTTTTAATTCTTGTCTTGATGCGGGCTTTGCCATTATTCCACTACTTTTTTAACTATTTAGATCATCTAACATTAAAGTAGATATTGTTTCTTGTTGTTTCATATAAAGTTTTACATAACATTTGCATAGATTTCTCATTAAATCTATATTAGTGCAAGTATCAAGTTCTCTTGAAATTTTTTCAAATTCAAATAATTTGGTAATAGTTTCAAGTTTTAAATCTTCATGATCCATTTAAAATTTCCTTTAACATAAATTTAATTTCATCAATAGATTTTTTTAATTCACTAATATCATTTTCAAAAGTTTCATTTTTATTTTTTTTATTTAAAAATTTACTTTTGTTGTAATTATATTTTAATAAAGAATTACTGTCTGTATTTAAAATAGCATTTGTTTTAATATCTCTAATCAAAGATGGATGTCCTTCCACCTTTGCATAATCCCCTTCTATCATTTCAGAGCAATTGTTCTTAATCTCTTAATCAATGGAGATTGTGCTTGATTTGAACTAGATCCAATTATTTTGATTTCAAAACCAGTAAATTCTGGTAAATTATCAATAGTATATTGATATTCAAGATATTCATTTTCTTTACTAATAGGCATCAAACTATCTGATAATCCATTATTATATGAAGGATTAATAACATTTCCATTTACATCCAGGTTTGAATAACCAGGGAAAAATTCCCATTGTTGGTCTACATCTGGGGTATCATTTCTAAAAATTTTATAAAGAACTCTAACATCAGCATCTTTTGGTCTATAAACATCAACATAAACTTTTAATGAATTTGCTGGGTTAATAAGTTTAATTGGATTAGTAATATGAACAAATGCATGAGGATCTAAAGTATTTGAAGAAACTCTGTTATCTGAAGTATAACCAACTCCAACAATTGGTTGATTAATTCTATAATTTTTAGTAGTTAAAAATGCCTGGTCAATATCAACAATTGGAGAAATGTTTGAGCTATTTGTATCAAAAGTTAAGTCTAAGGTTAAAGATTTATTTCCAACAAATTCAGTTGCATTTAAAAATACATTTTCATTTTCTTCAGAACTTACCATCCTAACTGTATTAAAAATAGTTTTTCCAGTTGCATCTAGTGTAGAATATCCTGCATCTGTATAAGAAATTTCTGTTCCATTGGCACTTGTTCCAAAAACAGTTCTTACTGAAGCTGCAACATTTGTTCCATTAGAAATATTAATAAAGTTTGGATTTAATTCTACTGTATTAAAAAGTTTATTTTTAGTAGCATAAACAGAATTGCCACCACCAAATTTAGAATCTTTAAATGTAGTTGGAACATTAATATAATAAGAATCTAATGTAATTGTAGAATTAGCACCAGAATCTACAAAGTGTTCTGTATTAATACTTCTTAGGGATACTCCATTAAATTCATACTTATATGCTAATGAATTTACTGGATGATTTACTTTAGAAGTACTGTCTATAGACCTTGCAATTGTTGTAAGTTGATTTATACCAACTCCTTGATACTCTATAATTTCTCCATCAATTACAATATATCCTGGATTAGTTGGAGAAACTGTTGCTCCTTCAAAAGTTGAAAAAATGGATGTACTTGCTACACTAATTGAACCAGTATCTGTTAATCCATATCCAACTGTTATTTTAACAGGAAGAATATCTGATTGAATTCCAGAAATCTTAACTTTAGAATTTGGATAATTTAATCCATGATTTGGATGACTAATTAACATATAATTGCCATCATTAGGAGCAGAAAATCCTGTGGTAATTGCTATTGGATTTTGTGGTAAAAGATTATCAACAGAAAGAACATTTACCTTAGAATTATAGAATCTAGATGTTCCTCCAGAAGTTATAAAATCACATCTCTTTAAATTAAACTTAAGATCGTCAGTTTGTACAGCATTCCATGTAGTGGAATTTTGTGATTTGAAAAGTGACCCCAATGAAGGTTGTTTGTTAATTATAATTTTTTCAACTTCAGGTTTATTTGCTGTTGTAATTTCAACTTCACCAATTCTAGAAGTCCAAACTGTATAATTATTAGAATCTGAAATCAATACTAAAGCATACTCTCTTCCACCTTCCAATCTAGTTAAATCATTAAATGTAAATGTTGTTGCAACAGAAGCATCTTGACTAATATTAATTTGTGATGGGAACAGAACTTTCTCTAAGTTACCTACAATTTTATCAGAACCACCTGGATAACCATTTACAACTTCTCTAACTTGTAAAGATACTGGAATTGTTGTATCTTTGGAAGCAAAGAAAATATCAACTGAAGATGGGAATATACCAGTTTCTTCTGAAATTATAAAACTTTGTGCTATAGGGTCTCCCCATGTAACAGTAACAGATGTAATTTCATCTCCTTTTGAAGTAAAATTAGATACACATTCACTAATTTTTTCTCCAGGAAGTCCTTGAGATTGATATTCTAAAACTCTTACTGGAGAAATTCCTGTATTAAATTTTGTCTGAGATGTTAATGGATTTGGAATAAAAATACTTCCTATCAATGTTCCATTATCATCTGATACTAACTTAATATCAGATACAGTAGCTGTTGCTCCACTTTGACTACCAACCAGTATTGAATTTTTTTCAATATTTCCAAAGAAACTTGATACATTAGATACTTGTAAAGAAGCAGTATCTATATTAATAGTGGAAGATTGTGGTCCATAAATTGTAGAAAGACCTACAGATGGATTGTATGGATTAATAGTATAAGTTGATGTAGGGGAATTATATGGACCAGACTTATGATTTGGAACACATACTCTAAATTGACATTGAATAGTATTTTCTGGTGACCCTGCTGGTGGATATACCACAACAGTTTCTCCAACTTCAAATGCTTTATTTACTCCTGTTATCTCTAAGAGTTTTGGAAATACATATGTAGAACCATTAAAATTAGAAGTAATGTCTTTAGAATCAAATAATAATTTAAATCTAGTATTTGGTTTTAATCTTGTAGAAGAAAATTCTATATTCCTAGACCTAATATTAGGTGTTTCTCTATAAGTTACATATCTTTCTGTAACATGATGTCCCCAACGAGTTTCACTTTTTTGCAATTGAACTTCCCATCTATCTGAAGATGGATTTAATGTAAGATTACCTGACCAAGTAGTTACATTATATGGATTTATATTAATTACTCTACTAGCAAACTTTTGAGAAGCATACTCTATCTCACTATAGTTTAATGTTAATGATTTTCCAGTTAATCTTAAATTATTTGAATTAGTATTTGATAAATTAATTTCAGATGAAGTAACTTCAGAATCATCACTGTATAGTGTTAAGTCTACTCTATCTTTTTGTATTGGAGAAGATAATGTATTATTTGAAATAGTAGCATCATAAATTAAAGATTCTGTATTTGAAAAATTATAAGAATCAAAATTATCAACAAAAAATCCTGATTTAAATCTATTAAATCCATCCTTATCTTCAATTTGTAAATCTTTTACTGATAATTCAAGTAAAGACAATGAGGTATAATATTCTAAGTTTGAAACTCTATTTTCTATGCCTCTTAAATCTGACATAGTATATCTCTTATTGTCAGTAAGATTAATGATAATATCAGTTTGTACATTATAAACATAAGGTTTTCCAACTATAGTTGCAACATCAAGAACTTCATTTGAAATTGTAGGAACAGTTGGAGACTCACTTGGTTGTCCTAATACTAAATTGAAATTTCCAATTTTATCTAAAGTAATCTTATCAATTCTTCCAAGATAAAAATCATAATCAAACACAAAATTTTCATTAGAAGCTAAAATCTGTGCTGCATTTCCTCCATAATTACTAAAGTTTCTTGAAGAAAAATCAAATGGACTTATAAGATTTGATAAAGTATAAGATTGTACTTTGGGTCTAACATCTATTGCATCTGTATTTCTTATAGATTCAAATACTGGAATTAAATTTTTATCTACTGATGATGGATAACTATTTGATGTAATAATATCTCCATTATCTGTTGATTCAAATGAGAAATAATCAAATACAATTTTTAATCTTCCTGAAGGTTCTTTAGAATTATCTTTTCTTATTAATCTTGAAAAGTCATAATATTGCTTTCTTTGTCCATTATCAAAGATAAAATCATTAACAATATTTTTGTCTCCAGATGTTACTGATGATACTGTTGCAGTATATCCACTTTCTTGGAATGTAACTATTTCACCTGAAATAAATGATTTATTGTTTTTATAAACCAAGTAAATTTGTGTTGTTGTTTTTTGTTGAGCATAGATTGCAACAGCACCAGAATCTGCTCCAACAGCAACTTCACCAACTATTAGGTCATTGGTATTTGAAAGTGGTCCAGATATTCCTGAGAGGGCAATATAGGGCAATGCTGCATCAGATGTTGTAGATGATTCAAATATACCATGAACTTGAATAGCATCAGCAACATTCAAGCTAATTTCATTATCTTCAACTCTTACGCCATAAACAGTTGTTGCTGCCAACCCAACATTTTTTGGTTCAGTATATTTTGTATTTGTTACTGTAGAAACAAAACATCTGTTTAATTTTTTAAATTTAGATGTTACTTTTGATTTAATTTGAGTTGAAATAATATAAGATGTTCCTGTAAAGTTAGTTAATCCAGAAATAGTTAAATCTTTATTTCCATTAGTATATGTAAAAGTTGCATTAGAAAGATTTTCTAATGTTTCATCAGAATTTGATAACAAATATCTTTCTTCATCAAAAGAAGTATAAACATAATTGCCAGTTAATGTTGGCAATGTTAAAGTTGTTCCTGTTCTGGAAAGTGTATTTTGCTTTTTAATGTAAATATTGGTGTTTAATGTATCTACATTAGAAATATTAGAATTGCTTAATTTTGAATATAAAGAGGAAGATTCTTCCTTATTAATAACTATTGTTGGTCTAATTAAATTTAAATTTTGTATTTGATATGTTCCTGTTCCAATGTCTCCAGAACAAATATTTGTTACTGTAGATAATCCAACAATTTCAATTTTATTTTTTGATGCATATATTGATGTTACACCAACATAAATTGCTGAATTAATTCCTGAGATTGAATATGAAATAACATCATTTACATTCAATGCACTAGCAAATGAACTTCCATTATCAGATGTGACTGTAGTAATACCAGCATCTATGTTAAATGTAAATGGTCCTATAATACTGTATCCTTTAGATAATACAGAATCTCCTCTAAAACTTGTAATTGGTTGATATACTGATTTAACATCATTGATAGAATAATCTGTTATTGTTTGAATGGTTTGAACAACTTCTACACCATCTACAGTTAAAGATTCTCCAACAAAGAATTTTCCAGATACTTGATATAAATTTATATTTGATCCAGTTGTTACTACTTTAACATATCCAGTAGCACCACTATTATTTCCTTTTATAAAAGACCCAACATTGATTGATGCAACAGATCCTGATAATGTTAGGTTAGTATATGTTTGAATATCAAATAGATATAAATTAAACTGACTTGATGGACTTGAATAAGATGTATTATTAGATTCAAAATCATAAACTCTAGCAAGACCAATAGTGCTTCCTAAAGCAACGCCATTTTCCAATCTTTGATTCATCAAAGATATTGTGTCTGATGTAGATAATCCAATGTTTGGTGAATTAAAAACATTATTAATTCTAATTAAATCACCACCATAAAATGAAGATGATGAATTAACTGTTTTTGTTTCTCTTGGTTTTGGATAATCTAATAATACAGACCCTGTAGATATCTCATATCCCTTTACATATGATTTACCTGGAGAAACTTTGAGTAACCCAAGATCTGCAGATGGAGTTGACCCATCTTGTGTTTTTTGAGTATCTAAGTATATTCCACCATTTCCAAGGTAATTATTTAAAGATTCAGTTGCTTCTATTGAATATGGATAAACATAATAGTTTCCAGATTCCTCAAATGTTCTTCTTGCTAAGATATCATTAATACTATTCAAACTATCATTCTTTTTAATAGTTTGCAATAAACCATTAGTAACTCTAAAAAGTTCTATAAAATCATTATCATTAAAGTCATCTAAAGGTTTTTTAATTAAACTTAAAGTAATTTTTAATCTATCTGCTCCTGGAGCTGCATAGTTTGAAAATCCTTGGGCATTATCATTTAATGATGAATCTTCATCAGAATTTACTAAACTTTCTACAATTTGTAATCCAACTCTGTAAGAAGGTGTATTTGAATATTGATCTAAAATTATAGTATCTTCATTTACATTTACAAAATATCCTCTTACAAAATAAACACCAGAATCTATTTTGGCAGCAGAAGATATTGATGTAGAAACTCTATTTACAAAAGAAGAAACTTTTGCAAATTCTGAATTTGTAAAAATATATGAATTTCCTACTTGAAGGTCTTCAAGAACAATTAATTCTTCCCCATCAAAAAATACTTGATCTGTAAAAGATGTAGTATCTGTAGTGTTTGATGAACTTAAATAATTAATATAAAGTGTTGTAGATTCTCTTTTTGAATCTAACTTAGAAAGAACTTTTACTACTTTTGCTTTAATATTTGATAATTTTCCTTGGATTTCTTTTCCAATTAAATTAGAATAATATGATTCTACATCAATACCATTGTAGGTACTTTCTATTTCTACTGCAGTAAAATTATTATCATATTTATACCCACCAGGAATTACTACACCACCATCATTAAAAAAAGAATTTCCAAATTTTTCAATTTGATTTTGTAATATTGATTGGAGCGTAGTTAATTCTCTAGTCTGTACTGTTACTCCAGGTTTAAATAAAACCTTGTAGTAATCATTACTCTCGCTAAAGTCATCAAAATATGGACTTTTATTGAGATTAGTACTTTGGGGCATTTTAGAACTCTATGATAATTTTAATATCTTCTCTTTGTTGAGATTGTCTGGTAACAGAAACTCTGTTATCTACATAGACAATATCACCACTCTTTGTATTTATATCTGGATTGGAAAGACCACCAACAAAAGTTTGACCAAAATATATATTACCAACATTAATTCCAAAAAATGAAGTATCTACTGAATAAGTAGATGAAGTTACTCCATCAGTTATAACTACGCTGCTTCCATCAAAATTTGCATAATTGTATCCATTAGAAGGTTCAGTATAGTTTGAAAAAGAAGTACCAACAAAATATGGATCTGAAGAAGTTGTAGTTCCTGAAGTATAAGTATCTGTATAAAATTCTTTTGGTTTTGTATATTTAACTACAAATGTTGTTGAATTAATGTAAGTGACACTGACTACACTTCCAACAGCACCTGTACTTGCTTGAATAATTTTAGAATCCTCAGTAAATCCTGCAGATGCATCTCCCAACAATTTAATAGCATAAACACCAGAACCTGTTGTGTCAGTAAAATTAGTAGTTCCTCCAAATGCCTTTAAATTTCTAAAAATTCCAACTCTAGCAAATTGATTTCCTTCAATAAAGTCTGGATTTCCAATAATATTTTCTATCCTGGTATATGCCAATAATTTATTACATCCAAGTTCTTTGTAAATATTACCTCCATGTCCTCCTGGTGGGGGAATAATTACATTAAATATTGATTTTGAAAATTTTGGTGCTACAATAGAATCTAAATCAAGTGTTGCAAATGTATAACCAGAACCTGATGAAGTGACTGTAACTTTACTTGGCCTTAATTGCTCATCAAATTCTACTGTTGCTTTTCCTCCAGTACCATCACCAAGAATGTCAACATTATTGATTATTGTTTGACTTGTTGAATATTCTGTAGCAGATTCAATTAAAATAGTTTGGATTGCTCCATCAACAGCAGAATCTCTAATTCTAGCAATTTCTGTATTTGTACTTGTTTCCCAATTATTAGGAACAGAAATATAATTAGTAGAATCAAATTTTAATACATCTGCTGGTGAAATAGTATACAAATATTTCCAAGTATATCCATCAGACTCTAAAAGAATGTCTGTATGTAATGGTTCATTAACTGATACTACACCCTTATTATTATTGGATGGAGATGCCCCATTGTTGATGCAAATATAAACTTTATATTCACTATTCATTACATAATATCTACTACTATACAATGTAGTATAATTCGTAATTGGTGTTAAATTGTTGGCACTATAATCATGCCTATACATATCATATTTTAATCCAGACTGCCAAACAATTTTTGGAATAACTCTAATTACATTAGAAGATGTTAATTTTTTAACACCAAGAACAGTATTTTTATATTCATTTAAATGATTAAAATTATCTATTGGATCTGGAGTATTACTATTCCAATCTGTTCTAATCTCTTGGTAATTGGAAAGACCTATAAATGTATAGTAATTTCCATTTGCACTAATATCATCAATTGTATTAGTGCAATTTTGTATTCTTAAATTATCTGTTATAATTGCTGGCATTTTAGTGGCACTTTATGTTATTTATTTCAATTCCAAACATTATTAGATGCATCATATATATATCTCCAAATTGAAACTGAAGATATTCCAACTGAATTTTGATAAGTTGATAATCCAACATAAGATGATCCAATTGAAACTACAGTAGATCCATATCCTATAAAGTCAGATTCTAAATAATCTCCAAGTTGAATTCCAACACCAACCAACGTGTTAATTCCAACAGTACTTATTCCAGTAAAAGTTCCTGCAGTAACACTTATTCCTGTATATATTCCAACTTTAGATTTTTGAGATATTCTAGATTTTGGTACTATGTATCCATCAATAATTAAATCTCTCTTTTGTTGAGTCCAATCAATTGCTCTTAATTGTGATGAATTTGAAGATAATCCTTCTAAATTATATAATTCAGTTTTTAATTGATCTGAAGTCAATATTTCTTTTACTGTCCTAGAAAGTTGTTTTTGTGGGGATGTTGCAAAAAGATCTTTTTTAATTTGTACATTATCACCTTTTTTAATAGTTTCTTCCACATCAACTAGTTCAGTATCACCAAAAGTACCTTTGTAAAAATAAACTTTTAAAGTACTTCTTTCGTATGTACCATCTTCTTTCAATAGTGCTGGAGGTGCTTCTACAAAAGTTATTTGTGTTCCTCCATTAAATTTATAAGATTGTCCTGGGATTTGTAATACATCATTTAAAAATACTAATAGATTATATGACAAATCAATTTCAGACCCTGCTTCAGATTCTAAGCTAAGTGGATTTGATACATTGTCTATAGTTTCTCTAATAGTAAAGGTTTTTCTAACTCCATCTACATAGGGAGTTAAATCATCTAATTTTTGCAATATTCCTATATTCCAAGCAGCAAAAGCATCCTTCCCAACTTCTGTAACTGTGAATTGTAAAGCATCAGAAGCAGTATATGCTGAAGCAGTAACTATTCCTGTAGGATAAAGAACTTCTCCTATTGTATATCCATACCCAGCATTAGTAACATAAAAATCTTTAATTGTTCCATTAATGGAAATATTAAATGATACAGAAGCACCTATACCTAATGTAGACCCTTGAAGAGGAACATTATCATATGCTATTGGAGGATCTATAATTACAGATGGGGAAGTTGATGGAGTATATGTTCCAGTTGGAACATTATCTATAAGATTTATAACAACTACCTGACCATCAGACACAATAGCTTCTGCCAAAGCAGAACTTAACTCTTCATTTTGATTTTCAAATCTTACACTATAAGTACCATCTTTATAACCAGATCCTGGATTGGTTATTGTTACTCCTGCTATAGTTCCCTCTGGAGTAATTGCATAAACATATGCTTCTGCTTGAACTAGAGGTTGATAATTATTTCCAGAAGATAACCCATAACCAACTATTATTCCTCCTCTTGGATATCCTGCAATATTAACATCATAATCTTTAGATGTTAATATTCCAGTTTTATTATTGCCTATAAAGGTAATACTGGTAATTCCAGAAACAGTATCTTCATTAAAAATAAAAGATTCTTCAAATTCTGGATATTGAAAAATATTATTAATCAATACAATTCCATTATCTGATTTTATTCCAACTGTATTAATTCCAGAAGAAGTTAGTGTAAAGGATGTAGTAATTCCATTAAATTGTTCTGAAATATCATCAAAAACTAAATTATTATCATAATTTGATTTTAAAAATATTCTTCCATTAAAAGTACTATTATTATTTGGTTCAACTTGAAATATCTCAATAGTTTTAACTGGGTCTGAAATTGGAAATGGATTTGAAATTGGTATTTTTATATTATTTTGTGAATCCAAATAAGAAGATGCAAAACTAAAATTATTTTCAAAATTTTTAATTAAAAAATAATTTTTATTAGAAATTAATCCATCTGGTGGTCTAATTGAATAAATGACAGCTTGATCTCCAGTTTGAAATGTACTTCCAACTAAATTAAATGAGTACTCTGTATAAATTATATCTTCTGCAGGTATTTTAACATTAATAACTTTTCCTTCTAGTGGAGCACTAGTAAAATAAATATTACTTTTTAAAATATTATAATTTCCTTCCATTATAGAAACTACTGAAAAATTATTAATATTTTCCAAATTTGTTCCTAAAAATGAAGCATTTCTCAATAAAATAACACTTTTTGTATTGTAATCTAAAATTGAAATTACCCTTGCTAATTCTGTATTAAATTTTAAAATAGTTCCTGGTTTAATATTTTCTAAAGAATCTACTATAATAACAGAATTATTGGAGGGAGAAACTGTATATCCTGTGGTAGAACCAACAGATAATGGAGATTGAATTATATTATCAATAGTAATTAATGATTTTGAATTTTGCTTAAACATTTCAAATGTGTGGTCTGTTCCAACCCCAACATTTGTAATATCCACATATGAATTACTTAATGCTAAGGATGCAGCAAGAGCAACTCTTATAGTATCTTTATTTACAACAATGGGATATATTATAGGAGGCAATGTAGTAATCCCACTAGCACCAGGGCTTAATGAATTTATTCCAATACTATATCCAGTTATGGAAGGTTGATATTTAATTGGTTCTCCAGTATTATAAAAATGATTTATAATTTTTATAGTATCATTATCAGTATCTACTATATTACTACTACTACCATCAAACCTTTTATAAAAAATGGGATATGTTTGATGTTCTAGTGGAAAACTTGTTCTTCCAAAAACATTTGGAATATATGTTGCTTCTATATTTGCCATTTTTTAATTAAAGTATTGATGAAATGTTTTTTTCAAAGAACGTGATATTGTAATCTGCATTTTCTGTTGGAATATAAAATACTTGATAGGTATCTGAAAGGACATCATATTGTACACTAAAGTTCAAATCACTAATATTTCCTAAAACCCCATATTGAATATTTTTCATATAATCACTTCCAAAATAATTAACCATATCAATACCGATTAAACTTTTTTCTGAAGTGACCCCTACTATTTTTTCTACTTAATAATATATTTTGATGCAGAATACCCAGAATCCATGGTAGACACAAGTTCTGGGTTTCCTGAAGTAGCTCCAACAATAGAAATACTATTACTATTTAATCTACTAAAACCATCAATTTGTTGTTGTGGAGATGTTGATGAATTTACTATAAAATTAAAGTTGCCATATACAGTTACTGGAACATTTGGTTCTCCATCATATGTAATTATTAAATTAGATCCACTTGTAGAAATGCCAATTGTACCAATTCCAGATAATATATTTTCAGAGTAAATATTAGTTTGTAAATCTCCAAAATTATATAAGAAAGAAGTTTCATAATATTTTTCAATACTATTTGCTGATGATGAAATTCCAACAAATAAAGTTCCAGAATTAGTTTCTGATAAAGGTATTGAGTATATTGTTTTCTGTGTTGGTGTTAGTTCAGCAGCATATGTTGTAGTTATATTGATATTTTTATTATATCCATAAGAATTTGTAGTAATTCCTACATTTAAATTTGCATCTTCTTTAATTGCTCTTACAGAAATTCTTACATAAGGATTTGTGGGAGCAAAATTGACAAGTATAATCTCATTATTAGTTGGATCTATATCTGCTGTTATTTTTCCAAGTCCTTTAGGATCATCATATGCATAAGAAGTTAAATTTATAGTATTTCCATTTCTAGTTAAATACAATTCAAAAAACATTGGATTTAAATAACTGCCCAAAAATGTTTCTGATGATTGAATAAAGAAAATATATTTTGATGTTAGTTTGGAAAGAATTTGATCTACAAGAATTGAAACTACAGGAGCATTATCTAAATTAAATAAATTTGAAATGTTATCTACTGATAGAACTCTATTATTCTTAGATAAAAGATAATCAGAAATGATTCTGCTATTGAATGTAATTTTATCAGAAGAAACTAAATTATAATCTTCAACATTTTCAGTAACCAAATCATAAGTATTTTTAGTGTTTATATCAACATAAGATTCTAAGGAAATATTTAAAGATGAAGAAGATCCTGGTGTTGTTGTTATTCCAGATAATTGTATTTCAGGAACAGATTCTACCATTAAATCTGAAAACTTTTTATATCCAGATACATGAGATAAATCTGAAACAATAGAATCCCAATTACTTAATTGTTCAGTACTTTTTAATGAATATGAAAAATTTTGATAATAATCATTATCTGGCAATTTTTGAACTACATTAGAAAGTTTTCCTCTATCTTGTTTCCAACCAAATTCTTGAGAAACACTGGAATCTTTAAAGAATTTTGCAAAATAAGTTTCAATTTTAGAAACTTTTCCTTTGGCATTACTACTTGCACCTATAATAGAATCTCCAACAATAATAGTATCTGGAGTATTAACTTTAACAATATCTGATATAGGATCATTCTTATCATTATTAATAACAATAGAATTATGATTTAATATAGATTCTTTTGAATAAAAATTATTTTTCTTTAAAGTGACATTTATTTGTGGGATATATTTTGAATTGACAACTATTGCATTTGGAGATAAATCTAAGGCAAAAAATCCAGGATCACTTGGAGAAATATATGTAATTGAAGCTCCATCTACTGACCCATAAGCAGGATTAACAGAATCTATAACAAAAAATTCATAATCATATGATGATGAATTATATCCAGATGGTGTGACATTTTCTATAAAAATTGTATCACCAGCAGTAAATGGCAACTTATTAGATAGAGTAAATCCTAATGGTGGAGTTTTTAAAGTTAAAGTAACTTTTTTATCTAATGAATTATAAGATGCTCCTAATATTTGAACTCCATTTGTATTATTTTTAAAAACTAATTTAGTATCTGTGGATTTTAGTCCAGAACTACCATCAATTAAATCAATGGTATTAATAGAACCATCTTTCATAACAACTGAAGTTACAAAATCTTGTATGATTTGCTTTGATGCTTTACTATAAAGATTTACTGTTGGTGCTTGTAGATAATTTGCTCCACCAGAAATAATTTGTAAAGAACCTACTTTATAATTATCATAAACAAAAATTGTAGAATAAAGATTTGAAAATGGATTTAATGTTTTATCTGAAGGTAAAACAAACTCATTATTAATAATTTTTGATTTTATTATTTTTCCAATAGTATTGCTTATTGGTAATAAGTTTGCATCAGAACCATTTCCAGAAATAGATTTAATTAAAGGTAATTTTTTATATTCACATCCTTTGGATAAAATATTAATTTTTGCAATAGGACCAGAATAATTTGATGAGATTACATTATATAATAATGTAGATAATGCTGATGTGTATTGAGGTCTTTCGCAAACATTAGGATAATTTAATGTAAATGATGTATCTGTTGTTGATACCACATTTAAATGTTTATTTGAATAGTAACTTTCATTTGTTAAAATAGTATTAAATCTATCTACAGTCTCATCAATATAAACTTTTTTAATTGTAGATTCTATGTTATAATAAAGTATTCTTGGAGTATATTCTGATATTTTCAATGTTAGTGAAGTATCTGCTTTAATAACTTCTAATCCATTTTCCTGATTGCCAAGATATTCATTTACAAAGTTTTTATCAGTATAAAGTTTAAAAACTGTGTTAGATAAAGTACTTGAGGATAAATCAAATATAACAGTATCATTTTTATATAAATCAATTTTTGGATTTATTAATCCATTGATTGATAATTTTGCAGATCCTGAACCATAAGTAACAGTTAGCGTGGTTGTAATGCCAGAAGTAACATTTAAATATACTTCATCATTAACTGAAAAATTATGATTTTCTGTTGTATTTACTGTAACTTGATTGAATAAAACATTTCCAGTAACTATATCTCTATTTGTAGTAAACTTGTGTAATCCAGAAGTATCTAATGTTTGTGATGCACTAAAAAGTATTAAATTATCTGTTGACTTTAGTTGACTTCTTTCTGTTACTAATCCAATAGTATTTTCTCCAGTTTTAATAACATATAAATTTGCTAAAGTATTTAAACTTGCTCCACCATTTACTATAATTGGATTTTGTCCTGGATGATATACAATACTATCCCCAGTATTAAATTTATTATTTGGCAATAAGATTTCACCAGGAGATATAAATTTGGTAACACTTACACCATATCCTAAAGGATAAATGGTTAAAGTGTTGCCCATACCAACTGACCTATCTGTTCCAATAGAAACTGAACTAGATGGTAAGAAATAATATGAATCATTAGATTCATTTAAATTTAAAATCTTTGGATAATCAAAATAAATTTTGTTTGATAATAATGTAACAGTTACATTAGCAGCATGTGCTGGAGCAAATAGTTCCCTTTGAACATTGACTGCATTATTTTCATAATCTAATCCAACTACAGTTAAAATTTCATCCTCTATTTGAATTTTAAAATCAATATCAAAATTAAAAATAGAAGATTTTACTTTTATTGATGTAAAGGTTCCAGTTATTGATTGACTACCTAAAGATTCTGCTAAATTAGTAGTAAATGATAAAGTATTAATTTTTCTAAATCCTTCAATTTCTACAAAATTTGCATCAGATATAGAACTTATATTAACATAAGTATCATTAATTAAATTATGTGGGAGTGTAGATATTCCAATAACTTTATTATTATCATAAGTAAAAGTTAAGTTTGATATTTGATTTATTACTGAAGTTATACTATTGACACCAACACCAGACAATTCTGAAACTTCTGCAAAAGCACCAAATCCATCGGTATTTGTATTATCAAAATTAATTGCATCTAAAATGGAATAAGATTTTCCTCCATTTAAAACTAAAATATCATCTACAGACCCTAAAGAAGTATTAACTACTATACCATCATTAACTGATGAGTTGGCATTAAATTTTACATAATCATAATAATTATCTTTATTTTCTACCCCATATGGAAGAGTATGTTTTACAATATCTAAATTGTTAAAATTGATAGATTGATTAATTTTAAGATTAAAATTATCAGACTCAATTACAAACTTGTAAGTATCTCCAATAATGTATGGAAATACTGGAATCCTATTATTGGTCATAGTGCAGAAATATGCATAAACCCCATTTGGATATTCTGGAGTTATGCAATATCTTCCATTGTGTTCATCCAAATCTCCTAATCCATTAATATATTCATAATCTTCAATAAATGAATATGTATTTGGGGTTTCTTTATTTTGTTTTAAATTATAGCTAGAAGTTAATCTTTTTATGCCACCAGTTCCATCTGAGTTTTTATATCCATCTGGTCCATAGATTGGACAACCATCATATGCCCATCCAATAATTTTAGAATGGACTGTAGGAGGATTTGTAGTTGTTACTGATGGGATTCTAAATTCAGTAAAGAAATTGGAATTGGTTAAATGGAATATTCCAAAAATATTTCCAAACAAATTATAATTTTTTCCAAGTAAAACACCATCAATAGTATTTGATAGTGCAAGTTTATCAATTTCATTTAAAGTCCAAGATTGTAATTCAGAAGAAACTTTTAAATCTTTCCCTACACTAATAATATTAATTCTTGTGGTATTATCATATCCAACGCCTGGATTTACTATGTTTACAGAAACAATTTCTCCATTTACTATGTTGGGTTCTAAAACTGCTCCATATCCTGTTCCAACTACTTGGAGTTTAATAGAATTAAAATAATTTGTACCTTTAGTTTTTACTAAAACTGAATTAATTTCTCCATTAAAAATTAATGCTTGTATAGATGCACCAGACCCAACTAATTCTGAAACTTTTGGAGAATAATTAAAATTAACTATAGAATCACTACCATATCCTGATTTTGATTTTACTACATTAACTGTATCTACTTTTCCTAAAACAATTGGTTTAATTGTAGCTGGTGTTCCTATAAAGTTATTTGAAATATCTTTTTCTAATGCTCCAGAAATATTAACAGTTATTGGAGAATATTCAAAATAATGAATAGATGTAGAATCTGATGCTCCAAAATTTACAGTACTAGTAGATGTTTTGCTTGTTTTTAATTTAAATTTATTATTATCAAGTTTTTTAACATAATATTTTGTAGTTGTTGAAAGATTATTTAATGCAGTGCCAGTAAATGAATAGAATACCTCATCATTTTCTATTAATCCATGATTTTGAATTATAAAAATATTATCAAAATAATTTACACCTTCTTCATATGTAAATAATTTCTTATATTTAAATTCTAAATTTCCACCAACTATATTGACTTTATCTATTACTAATTTTTTATCTACCCCAACAAATCTTTGTATTCCAGTTCCTGTAGATCTCAAATTAATGGAATTCCCAAGTAAAGCATCATTTTTTGTAGATGCTAAAGCAAATGAATTTCCATTATTTAAATTAATTATATAATAAGTTCCATTATTAATTAATGACCCATCAGCATCAACTAATCCAATAGGAATTGGGGTTTGATTAAAAGATTGGTATATAACAGCATCTCCAGTAACAAATCCATGAACAATATCAAATCTTTCATTAATTGTATTGACAATTGTAGGATTGGCAGTAGAACCAGCATTAAATTCTATTATTTTAGATTTTAATTTCATCTTCACATCAGTTTTTACAGTTCCATCAGTGCCTCCACCAGACAATGTAACTGTTGGTGTGGTTTTGTAATTATACCCAGAATCTGTAACAATAAGTTCAGTTAAAGTTCCAGTCATATTGGAAACTAAAACAGTTTCTGTATCACTACCAAAATCTACTTCATATCTTGGGGGATTAGTAATGTCATAATCAATTCCACCATTTAATACATTTATTTTATTAATTTTTCCATAATAAATTTTATCAAATGATTTATAATTTTGTAGTTCAACGCCATTAACTAAAATACCAATGTTTCCTGGTGGAGATACTTGTTCTTCTGTAGGAACAGTTAAGATTTTTGGTATTTTCTTAAATGATTTACTAGATGTAAAGTTATTATTGTATAAATTAAAATCAATTAATGTTGAAATGCCAACTGGTAATGTAACAAATGATCCCAAATGAGCACTTTCTGCTGAATATGCCAAATTAATAGTGTCTGTATCTACAACTTTGACATAAAAAGATTCTCCAGTAGAAAATCCTACATTATAAGCATCAATAAGTGTTACTAATTCCCCGTCATTAAAATTATGTAACCCATTTAATGTTATTCCAATTCCAGTAAATGTAAATTCTCTCTTGTATGGGGTTATATTGCTAAAATTGGGGAATCCATTAGATGTTATGTAATTATAATTATCATCTTCATAAGAATCTTGTATATTTGATGTAAATTTATTATTGATTTCTGGATACTGTATTGATAATGATTTCTTTAATACTCTCTTAGCTACTATTTTTTTACCAATACTATCAGTTCCAATTCCAGAAACACTTAAAGAAAACTCTTTTTTTGAAAGTACATTTACTGTAATATTTGAGTTTCCTACAATTAATTCATCTGTGTTATAATTATAAAGGCTAATGGAATCTCCAGTCTTTAATTTGTGATTATATAAAGTTCTACAAATACCATTTGATAATCCTAAACCTTCTACATCTACAGAATTTAAAGTTTGTTTTACTTTTCCACAATATACAGTAAGTGGATGGTTGTAAATTAAGGTTTTTGTGAATCCATTATCAGATAAACTACCAAGATTTTCTACTTGAATAGGATCTTTTTCTGTAGCATACAATGCATTAGTTTCTTTCAATCCAGATAATAATGGAAGAATTCTTAAAGTTACTTGTTGATTTAACTCAGTATCATAAGCATAAACATAGTTAGAACCATATACTTCATATTTTGGTAAAATATTTTGAGTTAAACCTAAACAATTTAAAAATTGATTATTGGTTTTGTCTGTATATGTTACAGTGATGCCATTTATAATCAAAGTTCCTGTATTTGGGAAACCTATGGTAGAATTTACAGTAATAGTAGACTCATTAGCATTAACAGTTTCTACTACATAAGTCTTTGGTGTTTCTACAAAAGTTCCACTAATAGAACCTTTAGAACTTAAATTATTAGAATACCCTGAAAATAGATTTAATTTGTAATAAATTTTATTATCTAAGTAAAATCTATCTACACTATAGATGGATCCATTTGCAGATAAAATAGATCCATCAGTTGATGCATCTTGATAAAGAGTTTGTCCATCTATTTTTGTAGGATTTCCACTAATTAATTCACAAGCAAAAGTTTCACAAACTACCCATTTATCATCAGAACTGGTAAATGTTAAATTTCCAGGTTTAATTACTTCTACATTTTCTCCATACAAAACTTTAAATAAAATTTTGTATGCTTCATCTGTACCTTTTGATTGATAAAAGGTCTTTACCTTACTAATAAAGTTTTGTGGGTTAATTTGTGGGTCAAAAATAGCATCTTCAAATCCAGGAGAAAATTGATATTTAATTTTCCTAAAAAATTCTTGTAAGAAAAGATTGCTTAAATTATAGACAATTGATGTTAATAGATGCTCATTAGCATCTGTTTGGGAAAACTTTAAAAATTCTGGATTATTATCAGTTGATAATGATTCTATTCCACTAAATCCTCTGATACATCCAGTAAAGGAGTTAGTAGTAATTCCTGTATATGTAATAATTTCATCATCAATTTTTAAAAGACCATATTCTTTTGGCCATCCATTTGTAGAGTCTACATTAATAACATCATCAAAGAATTCTACAACAGAAGTTAAAGTGGTATTGGTAATTAAATTTGTATTATCAAAAGTATCTACATTCTTATATTCTATTAAATTTTCGGCAAGATCTATTGAAGAACTTTGAAATTCTTGTGAAATGTAATATTGTTTTAAAAATTCTGAAAAATTTGGATTCTCTGATAAAATAAACTCTGGTATTTGGTTTGCAACAATATCATTAATTTTAACTACTTTTTTATTTTGATCCATTTTAACTTCTTATTTTTGTATCAGAGAAATAACTTGACTCAGGGGTAAATCTACTACCAGATGCATTTTCTCCAGAAGAAATAACATCTTTTACCATTGAAATTTTACTGCTACCAACATCCAATTTAAGATAAATTGATTTTTTAGCAATTACATCATTTGATGATGGTATAGCATCTATTTGAATAATATTATTTGCTAGAATAGTAGAAGATACATTTATATTATCTATATTAATTTCACCAGTGGTATAATCAATTTTACCAACACTTCTAACTTTAATAACCACTTCATTATTTTCTATGGCAAATAAAAATAAAGTTCCAGTTAATAAATCTGAATTTGGAGAATCTCCAATATAAAGTGTGGATGTACTACCATTAACTGTAAACCCAGTTGACCTAATATTATAATTTTTATTGGTTACATTGAATGAATTTTCAAAACAAACTCTATAATTTGTTGGACTATTAATTAATGCACCAACATTTCTTCTAATTCTTACTTTAGTAATGTTGGAAGTTATTGCATTACTGGTAGAATCTATAATTGATGTTACTTTACTATACTTAAATCTACCACCAAACTTATTTAAATCTGTGGAATTTGAATAAGTTGTTAATGAATTGTTTACTTTAGCGTTTAAATCACTTACTGAAGAGACTAAATTGGAATTATAGTAAACTGATGACTCTAATTCAACATAAAGGACATTAATATCAACAAATTCTACTTTAATCCCAGCAATACTATATTTTTTAAGTGATGTTAATATAGATTCTTTAGTAGATTCTGCCAAATAATCTGAATTTTTTGGTTTTGCTGCTAAAAATACCTTTCCATATTGTGGAGGACTTAATTCTTCTCCACCATAAGCAGTAACTGATTCTATGTTGGGGTAAATTGATGGTAAAAGTGCCTCATAATCCCCTGCAGTGACTGCTCTATACTGTGCAGCATACAATCTAGGGGCATAGTACCTTACAGACTCTGTAGACTGTATATTGTCTCCATTAGAAGATGGTGTATTTGTTACTATAATATTAGTTTTTTGACTGATATTTACATCAGTGTCATCTACAATATTCCCAGAGAAGGTAAAATTAGATGCTCCATTACCTGCTGGACCATTTGTGACAATATATGAGATATCAACTTGATCACCATTGCTTAATTTTTTACCAAAAATGCCATCACCAAAGAAAATTTCATATTTCTCATCAGAAACTTCTTGTACTAAGTAAATTTGTGAGGTGGAATTGATATTGAGAATGTTATCTATTGCATAATATTCCTCTGTAGTGCCCCCATTCATCACATTTACTCTAATTGTAGAGGTATCTACATATGGATTTGGAATAATATACTTTTGATTTGGTTGTGAGGAATCTACAGTAAAGGTCTTTGTTAGTAAAGTTCCTTCATAAATGTCTATATTGGAGAAAACTGCCTCTCCATTAGCAACTCCAACAGTAATATCTTCTGGAATTGAAAAAATATAACTTGTATTATCTAAGTTACCAGTACAAACAACACCTGCCTTTAAAGTTGCTTGTTTTTTGGTAGTATCAATACCAGTTAATATAAATGAAATATTTGCTTTTGCTGCTCTTCTGGACAAGGGAACAAACCCTATATTCCTTGCCAGAGACACCACGTTCTCCCTCAAGGTGGCACTATCAAGGAATGCCTCATTGGCTACCATATTGGTGTTATAGGCAGTCAGATAGGCATTATATGCAAGTACATCTATAAGAATAGAAAAGTTAGAACCTTCAAAATCAAAGTCAGTAAAGGTTGAATTTGCCCTCAGGTAATCTTTAATGGATGCTCTAATCTGATCAAAATCTAGATTAGTAAACTGTGTAAAAGCCATTAGTATCTAGTTGGTTGTAATATGAAATTGATTGCCTGAGTTGGAACTGCAAGTCCAACAATATCATAAGTTATAGTGACATCTAGTTCATTATCTTCAGGATATACTGCAACATCAACTGCCCTAACAGTAACTCTTGGTTCAAAGTTTGAAATAACAGTTTTAATTTCTTCTTGTAATGGGTCTACAATACCACTATCTGCAAGTTCAAAAAAGTAATTTTCTACATTAGACCCTAAAAGAGAGTTGAAGAATCTTTCTCCAACTCTTGTTCTCACCAAATTAACTACAGAACGCTTAATTGCATCTTCATTAGTAAGGGTGCCAATATCATTTGTCACAGGATGCCTTAGAAAAGACAAGCTGATATCTTTAAATCCTCTTGATATATTCTCTAAAGGCACCTTTAATTACTTAATAAGTTACTTTTATTTATTGAGGTTTTCCATAAACTGGTTCTGTTCCATATTCCCAATCATCATAATCTTCATCATTACGAATAATAGCATGAAGTTCTGCTTGTTCCTTTAAATGATGCTTATTTTTTGCAACATCATCATGCATAATCTCTTGAATTGTCTTTTTTTCAAGTTTTACATTATAATCAGTCACCAAATTTGTGGTCCCCCACATCTGGTACATGTAATTTTTGTCTCTATCTACAGGTAAATTGGACATTTGCCTCCTAATTCATTTGAATTAGAACTTTTAAAGGGGTTGCTATCCCTTAATACTCTATATATCCATTAAAAAAGGACCTAGAAGGTCCCTTAAAATTAATTTCCTTGTCCTCTATAACGCTTTCTACGACCATTGCTTGAAGTGGCAGAAAGACTAGTATTCTGAGAACGTCCTTGACGTGTTTTTTTAGGTTTACTTTCAATAACTACTTTATTAGTCAGTGATGGGCGTTTTGTCATAGTGTTTATTCCTCAATATCACCTATACATTCTACCACAAGGTCTTCTGGATTGGGAAGCCCCGTGTCATAAAATTGTTGGGAAAGGTCATCCATTGTTTCAAACATCTCATCTTGAGAAAGATTTTGATAGATGACCCTACCATTACAAAGAATTCTAAATGATTCTTGTTTTTTCATGACCTACACGAACTTGTGGATGACACCAAATTTCAAATCCTGCTTTCTTTGCATCAAGACAGAATGAAACATCTTCGCCACACATATCTTGAACTTCTCCAGAGTCAAATACTTGCATCTTAGGAGCAAACCAAGGATACTTCATCATTTCATGCTCAAAGACACCTTTCTTAATCAAGGTCCAACCAAATCCAGTATAATCTACAGTAAATGGTTTTTTCCTATTCTGAATGGTATCTACCATCTCATGATTCATAACACCACCATTCTTTTTAAAGTCATCCTCTTCTAACCAGTGTGCAACTGAGGTGGTCCTACCATCCTCTGTAGCATACCAACCAGCAGCAATGTCCTTATCCATATCAAAGACAGCCCAGAAGGCATTGGTGTTGAATACAATGTCACTATCAATCCAAAGTTGATAGTCATAAGTTAACTTACCTTGCCAGGGAATTTGATCTGGTCCTGCAAGTACATTGGCACCAAGTACTTTACAACGTGCAAAGTTCACCATAGAACTATAATCTTGAGAAATCTGAATAGATGCTCCAGATTGTACTAAATCAAAACAAAGTTGCACAAAACTCTTTAGGAAGGTATAAGATACTCCCCTTCCAGGTAAACAAAATACAATACTCTTACCTTTAATATTTTCCTTACACCTTTCAATGTCAAACAATGGTTGTTCTTCTGGTTCAGGTGTTTTTGCTTTTACAGTAAATCCTTTAGCCATAACTTAAGTCAATTTTTTATATTGGTACGTACCAATTCAATGATACTACCTTATTTATCCTATGTCAATATTGATTAAACCCCATACCTTCCTCTGGTTGCATTAAAGTTTTGTGAGATTTCATCTGCTGTCAGTGCTCTGTTGTATATTGATGCTTGTGCTATGTTTCCTGTTAATGGTCTAGATCCAGATTGCCATGCACCCAAAATCACATTATTTGTTGTTACATTTACGTTACTTGCCAAACTTTGCCCAAGAACACCATTGATATAAATGTCCAGTGTTGTTCCTTGAACTCCCGTAAGCATATACCATTGACCAACATTAAGTATTGGAGCAGCTTGATGGTATACTGAACCATTATAAAAATAAGGTCTATTATCGTTTAATATTGCCAAATGCCAAGCATTGGATGCAGAATCTACTATATGTTGAAGTAATGAACCAGCATTTATTTTCACCCAAGCATTTACTGTTATTTTTCCAGCACTTATTGAAGGAGTTCCGCAATTCACATAATCATCAACCCCATCAAAAACAATAGACCCCCCATTCGCACTACTATAAGTCGGTCCATTTACAGGAGTTCCAAAGTTACCATTATTGGATATATCTGTAAGTCCTGAAATCGCAGAACCACTAGAAGTAGATAAAGGAGTAAATGTAGTGGAACCTACTGAAGTAAATGTATGAATGGTATAACCACCACTAGAAGTAACTGCTCCCCCTATTGCTTTTTGTGGTCCTGGATATCTTACGATTACTATACCGGAACCACCTTCACCACCAATTTTGTAGAGGTCAGCAACTCCACCTCCTCCACCACCAGTATTTGAACTACCATTTCCTGGAGTAGTTCCACCACCATGAGGACCATCACCACCATTTCCCCCACCACCTAATCCACCATACCCATAGGAAGTGCCATTTGCGTATCCAGGATAAACACCAGCACCTCCACCACCACTATAATAAGTTTGAGTGCCAGAAATATTATAAGGCAATCCATCTCCACCAGAGTTATTAGATAAACCTTTAGCAGTTCCTCCAGCACCTCCACCACCTCCTCCATAATTAATTTCTCCATTATTTGATCCTCCAGCAAAACCTTGCCCAGATGTTGCACTACCACCAGTTGCACTCACGCTCCAGTTAGTTCCTGCTCCCCCAGAACCTCCACTACTACCATTATTTGGATAAGATCCTCCTCCTCCACCACCAATAGCAGTCAAAGAACCAAATACAGAATTTCCACCATTTCCTCCACCGTTTGGAGAAGTTCCTGCAGCAGTATTTCCACCACCAGCACCACCAGCACCAACAGTAACAGTAGCAGCAGAACCAGGAGTAACAGAAACTGCAGAACTATAGATTAGTCCTCCACCACCTCCTCCACCTCCGTGCCAAGAACCTCCTCCTCCACCACCAGCAACTACAAGAACTTCAACGGCACTCAGAGTACTCTTACTGCTATTCGCAGCATCAAGTGAAAGAACTAATCCAGATGTTGCTATTTTTGGTCCTCCGTGTACTGCCATTAGATTAAATACCTACCACGAAGGGCATTAAAGTTTTGTGAGATTTCTGCTGCGGAGAGTGCTCTGTTGTATATTGCAAATTTTGCCAAGTTACCAGAATAGTTACCAGCAGAACCTCCATTAATATTACCTATTGTAAATGTAGTCCAAGTAAAACTGGAATTTGTGTCTCCCATAACTGTTGATATCAAAGTTCCATTTCTATAATAATCAATATACCTATTTGTATTAAATCTATATACAGCAACTATTTGATACCAAGTATTTGCAGACAATCCCATATTTACATTTGGATTACTAGGCCACCATTCCAAATATCCAGGTGAATAATTTCTAAGGACATTTACTTGTCCTGGTGCAGAATCAAATATACCAACTGGAGTGCTTGTTGTACTATTAATCCAAAACTCAAAAGTAATGGGCAAACTTCCTGGACTTGATACGGGTGTGCTTACATAATCATTACTTCCATCAAAAGCAATAGACCCAGCATTTGCACTACTATATAATGGTCCATTTGTCAGTGTTCCAGTGTTATTATTACCACTTAAATCAGTCCAAGTAGTTCCTCGTGTTTTTGTGGTTGCTGTTGTTGGATAATAAGGACCTACTGATGAACCTCTTTCTAATTGTGCTCCCCAAATATAAAGTTGAGCACCAGATACTGCTGGAATACAAGGATACCAACCATTATTAGTTGTTACTGTTGCAGTAAGAGAAAATCTTTGCCAAGTAGTTGTTGCAGTAAGTGTTGGGGATTGTGTAGTTCCATCTACTCCATTATATGAAATCATATTAAATGTAGTTGTTCCAGTAACTGCCCTTACCCAACAAGATAATGTATATGTTCCTGATGCACTTGTAGATTGATACAAATATTCTGAACCCAGATTTACTCTAGATGCAGTATCTGCAGTAAGAGTTCCATCAGGTGCAATAGCAGTATTTGAAGTTATACTAAATCCATTTTGTTTTGCCCAAATAGCATTATCAAACTGCTCACTATAAGTAAGCAAGTTCTCGGTATTATCACCATAACTTTTGGTATTTCCAGCATCCAGTGCTAATACCAATCCATTCATCACAATACTTGGACTATGTGCTAACACTTACATTTCCTCCATAGGTTTAGACCATTCTTCGGTTGCTAAAATCACCAAAATCTCCTCATAAGTATAAGGACCTTCTGCATCTTCAATATCAACAACAAATGCAGGTTCTTCACCATCCCATTTCACAAATGTCTTGGTTTCATCAACACTTTTTCTTACAGTCTCTTTTGAAGTCTCACACACCTGGGAGAAATCTACTTTTGGTAGTTCAGTAACTGGAAAAATAAGAAAGTTTCTATCAGAGTACATAATAGTTTTTTAGGTATTTATATTGAGAACCTTGAACGGAGAGCATTAAAGTTTTGTGATATTTCATCTGCGGAGAGTGCTTTACTGTATGCTTTAACTACTGCTAAATCACCATTAAATTGATATCCAGTTTGGCCCCCACCAAAAGAACCCAACCCAATACCAGATCCTCCAGTATTGACACTGTAAGAAACAGTATCTGAAGTTACTAAAGAACCATTTATATAAGTTTTACGAGAACCACTAGTATAAGTTCCCACTACTTGATACCAAACACCAGTAGTCATGTAAGTAGATGTAGTTGTATATTGTGAATTCCCAGCGTGTCTCCACACAATAGTTGTTCCTTCTTGGAACAAAGAATACTGACTATTAACTGTTCCTTTTTCAAACCAAAAACCATATTGTGAAAGAGCATTTGTTCTAACCCAAACCTCTACACTAGGAGTTTGAGTATCGTGAATAGATGAAGATGGAAACTGAATACCAGAACCATTAGATCCATTAAATGAAATGTGACCTGGAGTAGAACTATATGAAGCAAAACTACCAGAATTACTTGCTAAAGCGCCACCAATATCAGTAAAAGAAGTTCCTGAACCAGAATATGATTTGACATTTTTGGCATCAAAACAAAATACAAGACCATCAGTGACTATACGAGGATTATAACTTATTCCCATTATATCTTTTTGTTTTTATTTAGTTCTTTATGAGAGAGATACTGCCAGAGACAAAGCGCCATAAATCCTCATAAATCCTCATAAATCCTCATAAATC